CACTTCTGGTCCAAGGCAGAGGCTACAGCCAGGAGGAGCCATTGTTATAGTGATGACACGTTGGAACGTCAACGACCTCACAGGTAAATTATTAAAAGATGCAGCACGAGACCCGAAAGCTGATCAATGGGAACTTATTGAGCTCCCTGCTATATTGCCTAGTGGTAAACCACTATGGCCAGAGTTCTGGTCGCTAGAAGAAATAGAAAGTGTAAAAGCTAGTTTAAGGGGCGGACCAAAGTGGCACGCTCAATACATGCAGAACCCAAGTTCCGAAGAAGGGGCAATTATAAAACGTGAGTGGTGGAATGAGTGGGAAAAAGAAAAACCACCTACTTGTGATTATTTAATACAAAGTTACGACACAGCATTTTTAAAAACTCAAATGGCTGACTATTCAGCTATCACTACTTGGGGGGTATTTTATCCCGAAGGAAAAATCGGTGAAGAGTTTTATGACGGACGAGCTCCTCATATAATTTTATTAGATTGTATAAAAGGTAGATATAGTTTCCCTGAATTAAAAGGCATAGCCTTAGAACAATACAATGAGTGGACTCCCGACGTAGTTATAATAGAGGCAAAAGCCAGTGGAATACCACTGACGCAAGAATTACGCAATATAGGTATACCTGTACAAAACTTTACTCCATCTAAAGGAAATGATAAAGTAGCTAGAGTGAATGCTGCTGCTCCATTATTTGAATCAGGTATGGTGTGGGCACCAGACACAAAATGGGCTAACGATGTTAGAGAAGAATGTGCAGCTTTTCCTGCTGGAGACCACGACGATTTAGTGGACTCCACAACTCAAGCATTATTAAGATTCAGGCAAGGTGGTTTTGTAAAACTGCCTAGTGATTATGAAGAATTAGAACTATATCCTAGAAGGAAAATAAGTTATTATTAACCATGGCAATCGAAAAACAACAAATCCCCCAAGATGTACTAGTAGAAGAACTACCTCAAGCGGAACAATTACCACTTGAAGTCGAGCTTCCAGAAAATATGGATATCAATGGTCAGATGGCTCCTGCTTTTGAATTAGGAGCTAATGGTCAAATGATCCCCCTTTTTGATCAAGAAGAAGCTATAGTAAACGAACATCAAGTCAATCTTGCTGAGGTGTTAGATTCCTCATCGCTTAACACACTAGCGAACGAACTATTAGATGCATATGAACAGGACAAGGACTCCCGTAAAGATTGGCTTGAGGTGTTTACCAAAGGCTTAGATCTTTTAGGTATAAAAATCGAAGAGAGAGAACAACCTTTTCCTGGAGCTACAGGAGTAAATCATCCTCTTTTAGCAGAAGCTGTAACACAGTTTCAAGCACAAGCCTATAAAGAATTACTACCAGCAGGTGGACCAGTAAAGACTAGAATTTTGGGAAATGAAAGTCCTGAAGTTATGGATCAGAGTCAGCGTGTAAAAGAATTTATGAACTATCAAATCACAGATGTGATGAAAGAATATGATCCTGAGATGGATAGTTTATTATTTTATCTACCTTTATCTGGATCTGCGTTCAAAAAAGTCTATTATGACAATTTATTAGGTAGAGCTACCAGTAGGTTAGTAAAAGCAGAAGATTTAGTAGTAGCCTATGAAACAACAGACTTAGAAACTAGTCCTAGATTTACTCATGTTATTAGTATGACTGGTAATGATCTTAAAAAACTACAATTAGCAGGTTCATATAGGCAAACCGATATCGGTGAAGCCACAGATTTAGACTACAATGAAGCAAAAGAGAAGATAGATGAACTACAAGGTATGTCAAAACCTATCACAGACTACGAGGAATACACAGTTTTAGAGCTTCATGTTGATTTAGAGCTAGAAGATGACAATAATTATGGTTTTGCTGTTCCTTATGTAGTAACTATATTAGAAGATACGAGTGAAATACTCTCTATAAGACGTAATTGGAACGAAAATGACGAATTATTTCATAAAAAAGAGTATTTTGTACACTATAAGTTCCTTCCAGGTCTTGGATTTTATGGTTTTGGGCTAATTCACATGATTGGGGGCTTAACTAAGTCCGCTACATCAGTTTTACGTCAATTAATAGACGCTGGTACGCTAAGTAATCTACCAGCAGGCTTTAAAGCACGTGGAATGCGTGTTCAAGGGGAAGATGATCCTTTAAGACCAGGAGAATTTAGAGATGTTGACGTTCCAGGTGGGGTAATTAGAGATGCATTAATGCCTTTACCCTATAAAGAGCCTAGTAGCGTATTAAGTCAGTTATTAGGTGTAATTATTGACTCTGGAAGACGATTTGCTAGTATTGCGGACATGAATGTAGGTGATATTGGCTCTCAACAACTTCCTGTAGGCACAACAGTCGCTATGTTAGAACGTGGCACTAAAGTAATGTCTGCTATTCATAAAAGACTACATTACGCACAAAGAAAAGAGTTTAAACTGTTAGCAGATATATTTTCTAAGAGTTTACCGCCTGTTTACCCCTATAATGTACCAGGAGCAAATAGAGAAATAAAACAAACCGATTTTGACGACAGAGTAGATGTAATACCTGTAAGTGATCCTAATATCTTTAGTATGGCTCAAAGGGTTATGTTAGCTCAACAAGAATTACAAATGGCACAGGCAGCACCAGATATACACAATTTAAGAGAAGCCTATAAACGTATGTATGAAGCCCTAGAGGTTAAAAACATAGATTTGATACTTCCGCCTCTGGCTGAAGTACCACCCAGAGATCCAATAACAGAACAACAAGCAGCAATAATGGGGCAACCTATTAAGGCTTTCGAGTTCCAAAATCACGATGCTTATATAACATCTCATTCTTCTTTTGCACAAAATCCCATGTTAGCACAAAATCAAAATGCTCTAACATCAATTTCTGCTAATATACAAGAACACCAAGCCATGTTGTATAAACAACAAATAGAACAAGCTATGGGACAACAACTTCCAGAACTAGGTGAAGGAGAAATGCCACCAGAAGTTATGAATCAAATAGCAGGACTCGCAGCAGAAGCCACACAAATAGTCACAGGTCAAGCACAGGCAATGGCAGAGGCTATGGCGGAAGCTCAAATAGATCCTATTGTACAACTGAAAGAACAAGAAATAGCACAAGCAGCACAAAGCGATATAATAAAAGCAGAGGTTGATATAGCTAAGATAGAATCTAATGAAGCAATAGCAGAAATGAAAATTGCTCAAGATAGGGAGGAAGCTCTCATGAAAGAAAAAGAGAGTCTTCGTAAATCATACACTGAAATTCTAAAAGATGTTAGAAGTTCAGATACAAAAACTAAAGGAGTTTAAAATGCCAGGAAAAAACAGAGGTAAAATGAAACTTAAAAATGGTGGTGCTGCTAAAAAGAAAAGAGGCACCGCTAGAGGTTGTGGAGCTGCGACTAAAGGTAAAGGTTATAATAAATAACTCTAGATGTTAGACAAGCTAAGAAAATTAATTGCCGAAAGACAAGAGCAATTAAAAGAAACACTCGCTGCTGGCGGAGTGCAAGATTTTGAAAGTTATCAAAAAATCGTAGGCGAAATATCAGGTCTGTCGTTTACGGAAACTTTAATAAGTGACCTGCGAAAAGGAAAAGAAGAAGAATGAAAGAAGTAGCTGAATTCGGTAAAGGTGGCGAACCAATACCAGACAATATAGAACGTTTTGTAGAAAAAGAAAAAGAAGATATATACACCCCAGAAAGTGTAGAAAAAAATGAAGATCTTCTTAACCAACTACCAACCCCCACAGGGTATAGAATTTTAATATTACCGTTCAGTCGTAAACAAAAAACGAAAGGCGGTATATATTTAGCAGACTCCACATTAGAAAAAGAACGTATTGGTACTAATGTTGGGTATGTAGTTTCACTTGGTCCCGATGCTTACAAAGATGAAAACAAGTTCCCAGCTGGGGCTTGGTGTAAGGAAAAAGATTGGGTGATATTTGGAAGGTATGCAGGAGCACGAATCAAAATTGAAGGTGGCGATCTGCGTTTATTAAACGATGATGATATTTTAGCTGTAGTCAGTAACCCTGAAGACGTTACATCAGCTTAATAGAATCACGCAACTAGGAGTAGTATCATGGCAGAACCCATGCAAGAAGAAACAGAAGAACTGACGGAAATAGAACTTCCTGAAAGTGAATCTGAAGAGACGGAAGAAGAAACAGAAAAATCTGTTACTGAAACCGAAACAAAGTCGGAAGATAAAAAAGAAGATAAAAAAGAATCAGACGACGCAACCGAAAGTGAGATTGAAGATTACAGCGAAGCTGTTCAGAAACGTATTGGAAAGCTCACTTTTAAGATCCGTGAAGCTGAACGTAGAGAGCAAGCAGCAATTGAATATGCTAAGAGCGTTCAGGAAGATTTAAATAAAACTAAAAATAAACTTTCAAAAACTGATCAAAACCTATATGATGAGTATAAGAACCGAGTAAGTTCAGAACTTTTAGGTGCTCAGGATAGGTATAGGAAAGCGTATGAGAGTGGAGATACAGAGTCTCTCATACAAGCCCAACAAGATTTAGCCAAATTGGCGGTCGAGGAAGAAAGTCTAAAAAGAGTTACACCAAAAACTGAAGTTGAAACTGTAAGTGAAGAGCAAGTTTTAGAAAAGGTTGAAAATATACAACCAACACAACAAGCCCCTCAAATGCAGGAAGATCCCAAAGCGAAAGCGTGGGCTTCTAATAATGAATGGTTTGGTTCTGACGTAGCAATGACAACTAGTGCTTTTGCTTTTCATAGGCAACTAGTTGAACAAGAAGGCTATGATCCAACTTCTGATGACTATTATGCAGAAGTGGATAAAAGAATGGCGGAAGCTTTTCCTCATAAATTAGGTAAAGCAACCACGAACACTGTGAATGAAGTAGTCGCAGGTTCTAGTAGAGGTTCTACTACAACTCGCTCTCGTTCACGTAGAAAAGTACAACTCACACCGAGTCAAGTAGCAATAGCAAAAAGATTAGGTGTGCCACTAGAAGAATATGCTAAGCATGTTAAATAGGAGTAAAAAATGGTAGAAGATAAAAACACAACTACTAACACAGATCGAACCTCCAGATCTGCAGAAGGTCGAGAATCTCAAACTCGAAGAAAACCATGGAGTCCACCGTCTTTATTAGACGCACCCACTCCACCAGAGGGCTATATATACAGATGGCTTCGTGAGTCAATGGTAGGTCAAGATGATAAGGCGAATATGTCTAAACGTATTCGTGAAGGTTGGGAACCTGTGAGAGCAGAAGAACACCCTGATTTTGAATCACCTACAATTGATGAAGGTCGTCATGCTGGCGTTATAGGAGTTGGTGGCTTAGTACTCGCAAAGATGCCTAAGGAAACAGTTATGGAAAGGAGAGCATACTATGCTAGACTTGCTAATGAACAAATGGAAGCTGTTGACAATAATCTTATGCGAGAGAGTAACCCAGTTATGCCTATTAGTAATCCTAGTAGAACAACAAAGGTTACGTTTGGAAAAGGTGGAGAATAATTTTATTCTCTGTAACACATATTTTATATAAAGGTGAAATAAATGGCGAATGTAAATGACCCAAATGGTTTTACTCCAGCATATCATATGTCAGGTGGAACTATTAGACCTTCTGAATTTGCAATAGCATCAGGAACCACAGGAGCAATCTTCTCTGGTGATGTTGTTAATCTTTCTAGTGGTCTAGTAATTCAAGGTACTGCAACAGGTACCCCTCTTGGCGTATTCTACGGAGTAGAATATCGAGCCACCGATGGCTCAGTTGTCTTCTCAAAAAATTGGACGGGAAGTACAGCAACTCTAGGTTCTGCAAATGCTAAAGCGTATGTTTTCACCGATCCAGATATTGTTTACGAGGCTCAGTCAACTGGGACTCCTACTCAAGCATCGATCGGTACTACAAACACTATTAGTACAACTGCAGGTGATTCTTCAACAGGTCGATCAAAAGAAGGTGTGACAACTACAACTTCTAGTGGAATTGCAACAGTAGTGGGGTTTGTAGACAGACCCGATAACTCTATTGGGCAATATGCTAGATTGTACGTTATATTCCCAGCTTCTGTATTCGGCAATAACTAAAAGGTGATATAAATGGCAATAAATAGAGCACAACTAGTCAAAGAACTAGAGCCAGGACTAAATGCACTTTTTGGTCTTGAATACGATCGTTACGAAAACGAGCATGCAGAAATCTTTGATTCAGAAAATTCTGACAGAGCTTTTGAGGAAGAAGTGATGTTATCAGGCTTCGCTCAAGCTCCAGTGAAAGGTGAAGGCAGTATGGTACAATACGATACCGCACAAGAAACCTACACTTCTCGTTATTCACATGAAACAGTAGCATTAGCTTTTGCTCTTACTGAAGAAGCTATAGAGGACAACCTCTATGACTCTCTTTCAGCAAGATACACAAAAGCTCTGGCTCGTTCCATGGCAAACACAAAGCAAGTTAAAGCAGCAAACGTGTTAAATAACGGATATGATTCCAGCTTTCCAGGAGGAGACGGTAAAGAGTTATTCGCTACCGATCACCCTACCCTGACTGGCGGAGACGGAGCTAATGAACCCAGCACTGACGCAGATTTGAATGAAACTTCATTAGAAAATGCAATGATTGATATATCATCCTTTAAAGATGAAAGAGGTATTAAAATTAATGTACAAGCAAGAAAATTGATTGTACCACCTCAACTTCAATTCGTGGCTGATAGGCTTCTTCAAACTCCAGGAAGAGTTGGAACAAGTGATAATGACATTAACGCTATCAAAAACATGGGAATGTTACCTGATGGTTACACTGTTAATCACTATCTAACTGATACTGATGCTTGGTTCGTTAAAACCGATGCCCCTAATGGGATGAAGCATTTCGTAAGATCCGCTATGTCAACTGGCATGGAAGGTGACTTCGAAACAGGAAACGTAAGATACAAAGCTAGAGAGAGATATTCTTTCGGCTTTAGTGACTGGCGTGGAATGTACGGTTCTAAAGGAGCTTAATGAGTTCGTAGAACTTTGATACTTTATGTATCTTTAAAAGGGGAACTTAATGTTCCCCTTTTTTTATTCTTAAAATTACTATACAATAAACTTCTAGGGAACATTAATCTTATCTATCGACTGACCTAGCAGACAAGCCAAGACGATAGATTTTTTTCCATAGGAGGAAATTATGGCGAATTCAACTTTTAATGGACCAGTTAGGTCCGAAAATGGCTTTAAAACCATTGACGTTAATTCAACAACAGGGACGATCACTGACGGTCTAGTAATCAACAAAGATGGTAATATTTTTACTGATGATGGTGGGCATATTCAATATGTTGCAGCAACAGGATATGGACCTGCTGACTTAATTGTCGGTAAAGGCGGAAGTCAATATGGAACTGTTGATCCTTTTAGCGAAAGTGCAACACAATTATTTCCATTAGGCTCAACACTTATTTATGGTAATAATGTTTATCGTTATGTTGAAATAGGTGGCACAGGAGTAACAGCAGGTAAGTTATTACAACATAAAGCTAT